CTTTCCGTGTGGATATCCACTGTCATATACAAGTTGGAATTGATATGTTGCACCTGAAATCAAACCAGTGCCAGCAGTTGGAAGAACTCCTGCTGTTAGATTGTTAGGATTGAAGCCAAGCAAAATTGTTTGTGTTGCTGGCATTCCTGGTTCATTTGGACGACCAAGTCTGTCTGAGTAAGCACGAGATCCGTTGTGATCATAGCGACGCTGAGCGTCCATTGAGTAACCACAAATGTAGTAGTTCTTTGTCTTGTCGTAATCATTGATGACAACTGATGTCGTTGGTGTTCCACCACTTGCAATTACATCAGGCTCGTAGATGTACGTGATGACACGTGCACCATTAATTCGATCGCCGGAAAACAGTTGAGGGTCAAAGGTAGGATCACCAGTAAACGACAACCCATCTTTCGGAATGTTGTGACCTGTAACAGGTTGATCAGCGACAACAATCAGCATACCTGCGTACGCTGCTTTTCCTGTTGTGCTGTCTGGAACAGGAATATTCCACGTAAGCGTAGCCTGACCGGCTGCTGGAACTCCGGGTTCAAACTGAAGATTTATTTGTAGTGCTTGCGAGGATAGTTGTCCTGGAACATCTGCTACATTGTCAAATACGCCCATAGTATAAATACTCCCAACGAATACTCACGGGAACTTGTGGTGTTCGATTATGTATTTACTGGATTAAGAGCAAAGTATGAACAACATCAAACCAAAAGACAGAGATAAGTATCATTTGTTGCCAAAAACGCAAGTTGATGCAAAGACCCACAACACCAATTATTATTTCACAGGCGAACCGTGTAAGAATGGACACGTTAGTGTTAGAAGCGTTCTGAGCAGAAGCTGCTATGAATGTATAGTGTTGAACAACCGCAAAAAGCATCGTCAATATAATCACAAGTGTACGGAGGCAGAAGTCGAAACTCTGCTCGTCAAACAGAAAAAGATGTGCGGTATATGTGGGTCGTTTCTTGTACCAAAATTTCACGTAGATCACAACCACGCGCCGGGATTTGTTCGGGGGCTGCTATGTAGCCATTGCAATTTTGGTTTGGGACAGTTTCGAGATGATGAAATCATTTTGCAAGCAGCCATCAAATATCTAAAGCAACCACCAACGAAGTTCTTGTACAAGCGTTAGGATTGTTCCTCTGTGGCATTGCGATTCAACCACTTGACCAACTTTGCACCTTCCCAGTACGTTTCAAATTGTTCTTCTGGTGCAACTTCTTTCACGCCTTCAAATGTCATACTAACAATTGTAGGGTTATCAACATCTGTGTATAGCCATTCGATACAGATTTTCTGATTGGGTTTTAACGCAACCTGCGTTTTTGCTTCTTTTGATTCACCGACAATCAATTTGCAATATTTACGAACATTATATGTTGCCGTACGTTGAGGTGTCTTTGAAACTGCCTCGCGCAGCTTTTCTTTTGAGTCGAGGTAGTCTTTGAAGGTCAGCTTAATTGCCATGTAAAATCCCACTTGATTGCTAGAACAGTATGTGGTATTTGATCTCATTATACAACTTGTTTAGGATATTTAGACGTTGTCAACCCTGGCAAAAGAAAAACCCGCGAAAGCGGGTTTTTCTGTTTCTACGATACCTTGTATTAGCCGACAAACTTGTCGTAGACCAATGCTGTGGTATTAACAATTACCGGTGCCACAACTTGTACCCAAGCTGTTTGAACATTTACTGTTCCTGCACCAACGAATAGTGTTTCACCCGCAATCTGATATCCATTAACGGAATCGTTTGAACGTGTTAGCACTGCCGCTGATGGTACAACGGTCGCAACTGCTGCGCTTGCTCCTGAACCGGATTGAGCTGGGAAGTATAACCCGTTTATTGTGAGAACATCACCTACTGTGTAACCAGTTCCTGGTGTAGTAATTGTGACGGCAGATACATGACCCAAAACCTGTGTTACAGGGATTGAGAATCCTGAACCAACACTACCGAAGTTTGTGTTGCTTGCTGAGAGGACATCACCTACTGCATAACCAGTTCCTGCGACAGTTAGTGTGCAATACAATACGGCACCTTGTTGAATCACGAATCTTGCCTTTGCACCTGTTCCAGTTCCACCTGTTAGTGGTACATTTACATACTCACCGTCGTGGTATAGAGAGCCGGGAGTAATTGCTCCAATAGCGTATGCTGGTCCAGTACCTGAAGCCACAACAGTTGCCTTTGCACCTGTTCCAGTTCCACCTGTTAGTTGAACCACTGTATATGTTCCTGTTACATAACCAGAACCTGCAACTGGTGCAGCAACTGTTGCAATGGGACCAACACCAGATGCTAGAGAACCCAAAGTTGTAACGGTATAGATACCATTTTGTGTACCAGTTGTTTGATCCTTGACAAGAATACGATCACCAAGACTTGCTGTGTAACCATCAACTGCAAATACACCGTTTGCTCCTGCTGTGAGTGTATCACCGCTTGGTGTTGTTCCTGCAGCAAATGTTGCTGTTAAATCCGCTACGGTTGCTGCAGCAACTACGTTGCTCCAAATCATTCTGTTAGGTGCTGACATAAATTGATCTCCTGAAATTAGTGTGGTGAGGTGGGTCCTTGTTGATATTTATATCATAATACCCAATCACCAAAATTTGTTTATAATCCCTTGAAATAAGAGGCAAAGAAAAACCCCGCTTTTGGCGGGGTCTTCCTATTTCTCTTTTTATCGAGGTAGACTATTAAGTCAAGTCTAATGCCGAAACAATGACCTTACCATAATAATCAGCTGAGTTACCCAACGATGTCTGGGCTTGTGTGAACACGCACTTGCCGTAACGTGTCATCAAGCTGACAACTGGCTGGAATGTTACTGGGTTAACAATAACGCCCGAGCTCATCAATGGGATATATGGGCAGTAGAAGTAACCACTGTCCGTCTCGCCGTTGCCACCCTTATAACCAACCAATACCGTGTCATTGACAGGTACGATTGCTGCTGGGTTCGACATATCGACACCTGCACCAGCCTGGTTCCATAGGTAGCTGTATACCTTGATTGTGCCGTTCAAAGTACCAACCAACATTGTGTTGTTTGGACCCTTGAATGACCCCTCGATTGCTGGAGCGAATACCGACTTAGCTGCGCTCTGTAGTACTGAAACTACCAATGGAGATACAACTACGAAGTTACCTGCACCACGACGGGTCTTGCGAGCAATTTCATTTGCGACGCGGTTGATCAAAACGCCAAGGTTGGCTAGACGATCACCGATGAATGCTGGGCGGTAGTTACCACCTGCTGCATTCGCACTGTATACGCCTGCGCCGCGACCGTCGAACGTGTCGACTGTACCAGCTAGGGCGATCAAGTCTGCGATGATTTCTTGGTCAATTTCTTGTACGATTTCTGCCGAGAGAGCCTGTGTCATTTCTGACTCAAGATCCAAACCATGCTGGCTGTTTAGGTCCTGCATAGCCTCGATTGTCCAACCAGCTTGCAACTTACGTGAACCAGCTTCAACAGCTTGGCTTACGATATCAAGCGTCATCTTACGACCGCCTGAGCCTTCTAGGTATGAACCTGAACCACCGAACAATGAACCGGCTACTGTGTTACCAACGGCGTCTGGACCGAATGGACCAAAGCCGTGCTGACCTTCCGTCCATGGGAACGAAGAGTTAGTTGTAGCATATGCTGGAACTGCTGATGGCCATGAATCGCCTGTTCCGCCGCCCTTTGCAGCACCACCAGTGATGTTGGTTGTTGTGTCGCCAGCATCAACGATACCAGAAGCACCTGCTAGCTGTGGATCAGCTACACCTGCAACTGCACCGGCACCCGAAGAGTACCACGAGCGAATTGGAGCATAGTTGCTGAATGTTTCATCACCAGCGGTAATTGCGCCTGGTAGACCGAATGGGTTACGTGATGCTGGTGCAACACCTGCAACAGTCTCACCATAACGATAACGTAGTGTGTATACCAAGCCAACTGGGCCGGACATTGGCTGTACGCCAACAAGTTCCGTAGCAATTGTGCCTGGAATAATACGACGAATCATTGGGATCAAAATCTTGCGGAAACCTGCGATGTCATTTGCTGACGTTGCGCCTGCTGCTGCGTTTTCGCTCAATAGCTGGTTCTTCTGGTTTTCCAAAAGTGGACCAACTACGGCTTGCTTACTTGGTGATAGGCCTTCCAAAAGCGCTGCTTTTGTTTCTGCCCAATTTTCAAAAATGTCATTCATGTGAAAACTCCTACTTACTTAAAGGTTTTAATTAATACCGGCGATGCGACGTAGACGAACCAAATTTTCATTTGGTGCCTTTGGCGTTTCGCTCTCTGTTACTACTTCTGTATCACCAGTCTTTGCGACTGCAGTTTCAACAACTGCCTTCTTATCAACTGGCTTCTTCGAAGCACCCTCAGCAAGTACTGGACTTTCCTTCTCTGAGCTTGTAGCTTCACTCTCACGGATTACGCGACCAATAAAGGTCTTGTATGCTTCATCAAGTTGCTCCGTATCAACATTCTTGAGGATGGCTTCCATCACGTCCTTTGAGCGACCTGATAGTGGAGCCAAAACTTCCTTGAGCTTCTTTTCGCGGGCCATCTTGCCACGCTTCTTCTCGCTCTCTTCCAACTGCTTCGATGTTTCCTCGAGACGCTTCTCAAGTTCACCAACTGTAGCAGCCTTATCATCTGTATCAGCAAAGCGAACAAACTCTTCGCTAAATGCTTCGAAGATACGACGACCGAAATCATTCTTCTTAACAACTTCTAGGTCTTCACGTAGTTCTTCAATTTCTGCTGCAATACGGATCTCTAAGAAAGAATCAATCTTTTCTACAAGTTCCTTCAAGTCAGCCTTCAATTCATTTGCCATCTCAGCCTTAGCTTCGACTAGCTTTTCTGCATGCTCAGCTTCTAGGTCGCGGAAGCGCTCGATATCGCCCTTCAACTCGCCAAGCTCTGCATCTAGGAAATCACCGACCTTTGAGTCGATAGCTTCAACAAGTGCATCACGCTCTGTGATCCATTGCTCTGTCAACGCTGCCTTTGTGTCAGCTGCTGCAGAAGCCTTTGCCGTTTCGACAGCTTCATCTAGCTGTTTCTTGAATGCAGCTTCCAACTCAGCCTTAACTTCTGGCGAGAGAACTTCTGCTTCAAGTAGTTTCTTTAGAACTTCATCCATAGTAAAACTCCTACTTTCTATATGTTTGAGCTGTTGAAAACGACAGCTAATACCAATGTCAATACTTATTTATAATCAATGGTTTACAAGGGGGAAAACTTTTGGGAGACAAGGAAATTTACTATTAAAATCAAGCAGTTATAACCGCTTAAAAATTCTAGATTTTCTTACTTTTTCCCTAAGGCGCCCGAATTCAACCACTTCAAAATTTCTTTCTTCAAATACTTTTGTGCGGCTTCATCGTGACGAACAGACTCGGCCAAGCTCATGATTTGCTTGCCGTTCTTAGCAGCTTCCAACGATTCATATACTGTATTTGGGTATGCATTTGGGGCCGATGGCTGGGCGACAATATCAACGGTGACGAACTGAAATCCAGATACGCCACCGCTTTCATTTACTGTGCCTGCGCCGCGAGAAGAAACACCTGGTTGGAAACCAGCACGGATAAGTTCTTTTGCAATATTGCCCATTGGGGTGTTAACGAGCTTTGCCTTACCTGTGACGTTGGTTCCGTCCATTTTCAATTCCGTGATCACATGGGATACGCGATCAAGATTGATTGTCAATGTTTGTGGGTGATCCAATTCACCCAATAGTCCCTTCTGTTCCTTAATGCGCTGCTCAGCAGTCTTTACGGCTGCTGCCAACTCATTGATAGGATATAAACGACCGTTGCGATTCTTGATAGAAGCCTGCATGAAGATTCCGGATAGCCACATGTCTTTGCCATCGACTGAAGCCTCTGTAATGAGACTGCACTCTTCAGGCAATAAACTTTCGATCAACAAAATTGGCTTATTCAAACTCATCATCTACTCCAACTCATCAACAATTAAACGTTCTTGCGTGGCTTCGATGAAGAGAACTTTACATCGCCCTTTACCTTTGCTGCCAAATCCTTAGGAGCATTTTTATGTGCACCCTTGAACGTTGGTGTTGCTTCGGTTGAGTTTGACTTCTTCGAACCTGAGCCTGCTGACTTCTCGAAGTTAACCTTGCCCTTTACCTTACGGCTTAGGTCTGGTGCTGCATTGTTATGCGCCTTCTTAAACGTTGGTGTTGCTTCGGTTGAGTTAGAACGCTTTGAGCCCGAACCTGACGTCTTGTCGAAGCTCGTTGTTCCTTTGACCTTGCGGTCAAGATCCTTAGCTGCATTATTGTGCGCGCCTTTGAACGTTGGTGTTGCCTTCGTTTCGTTAGACTCACCGAACATGCCGTGCTCGTGCTCTTCGCCCTCGCCTTCGCCATCTTCTTCGTGCTCGTGCTCTTCGCCCTCGCCCTCGCCATCTTCTTCACCGTCATCTTCACACTCACATGGGCTCATGCCACATTCTGGGCATTCTTCACCATCTTCGTGTTCGCCTTCGCCGTCTTCTTCAGAACGGTCGGCAACCATTTCTTCGTCGCCACCTTCCATATCTTCTTCACCGAGAACTTGACGTGTCTTTACTTGAAGATAATCATGAAGAGCTGCAGCAGCTGTCTTGGAATCGCTGTTGATCAAAGCTTCGACCATCTCGTGTAGTTTCTTTTTTGCACCAATCATATCCCATACCTCTTTCTGTTTACCCTTTGTGTCTTTCTTCGACGCAGCGTGGGTACGCTTGTCGTAGTTCTTATCACCCCTAGCCATGAATTACTCCTTGCTATCTGTTACAACAGGCTCTGCTGGAATCACTTGCGGAACTTCTACTACCTCGTGGCCAAGAACTTTCGTTACTTTGTCCTTTAGATAGTCATGAAAAACCGTCTGTGCCTGTTCAGGCTTATTGTTAATTAAGTTGTCAAGCATGTCCTTCAATTTTTGAGTGTCGGCCATAGCTTTCTCCTGTATTTATATTGCTCTGTGTATTTAGGTGTTATTTTTGACCAGCGGCAGGAGCTGCACCAGCTCCACCAGCTGCTGCGCCGGCGCCGGCACCCTCAGCTCCTGGCATTCCACCTTCAGCACCGGGCATGCCTTCCATGCCTGGCATACCGGTATTTCCCGAGGTCATTCCCATTGGAGCACCGCCAAATCCACCGCCCATTGGGCCGCCCTCTACAGGAGCTGCATATAGCTGTGTAATGTCGTCATCATTAGGATTTAGACCCTTTTCTTCTCTTAACATTCTTTCGTTGAGGATGATTTCATCTTCGCTCAACTGCAAGTACTTCTTGAGGATGAAACGCTTGGACATATATGTGATACCATCGGCAGTTCCGTAGGCACTTAATAGCTGTCCATCAACCTCTAGCTGCTTATATTTGCCAAAGTTTGAAGGTTCAGGTAAGCGAATCTCATACATTGTTTCATCAATCTGGATGTCACAAGTACGTAGGTAAGCCTTGAACTCTCTATCAATTTCTGCAGCAAGGGCGCTCTGAAGACGCATTACGAATAGGCAGAAACGCAACTCTTGGATATAAGCCACACCTACTTTACCATCGTTCCAGATTTGACCACCGTCTTGCTGCTCAATCATGTAAGAGGCTGGAACTCTCAAGCCTCTCCAAACCTTTCTCTGGAAGTATTCAAGATCAGCTAGTTCACCTAGACCCTGACCACCAGGTAGTGTCTCAACCTTTGAACCACGGCCATCAGGACGTGAGGCAAAGAAGAAGTCCTCAGACATTGACTGAGGATTGTAAACACTATCGACTTCCATCTGGCCACCGTTGATTGATGGTACCTTCTTTTGACGGATTTCATTCTTAACTTGCTCAAGGTATGCCTTGACACGCTGGGGAGGCATCTTACCTACATCGATGTAAAATACACGGCGCTCCGGTGCTCGTTGAATTCTGTAAATCAATACAGAATCTTCTAGTAACTCTTTCTGCTTATGGCTGCGATAAACTGGGCGAAGAACGCTTTCACCGAACGGTGCAGTATCGCTCATATCGTTGTTCAATGTGAAGCGAA